TTACTGTGTAATTCTTATAGCATAGTAGATACTGCAGGGGGTACTCTGACTGGTAATATACAGATGCAGGTAAACGGCCTACAAAACTGTTTTGACCGTAATTTTAATAAACATATTTTAGACGTAAATGATGGAGGGGTATTTGGAGACTTAAAAGGCTCAGATTATGTTACTATACCTGTTATAGAAAAGGCTAATACTGGAGCTTTGTTAGATTTTGTTGGTCATAACTCTAAGATTACAGAAATAGCAAGACAAATTACTGGATTTACTTCTTCGTCAAATATACTTAAACTAGAAAATACTCTTACAAACGGGGTAAATTTAGATCAAGTATTACCTGCTGCCCCTTTTTATATTGAAATAAACCAACTGTTAGATTCAAGATACTACAATAATAATAGCTTTTTTGTACAAGGTACTGAGTATATATATACTCAAGATGGAGAGCTAAACACTGCACAATCTACTAACTTTATAAATATCGATGTAAAACCTATAGCTAGCACTCTTGTAAGATTAACTATTGACGGTATTGAGAAAAATAGTGGGCAGTACTCTATTAATGTTAATAGGGATCTTAACATTAAAGCAAACATAGCATATCCTGTTGCAGTTGGAGATGTCTCTTATCATATAGAAGTTGACCATTATACTACCCCTACCTTAGAAGTACAAGATACCATACAAGCTTATGCCGGTAATGTTTTTACTGTAAGTAGTACTACCTATGATCCTGCTAGTAGTGACTATAATGTAGCTATGACTGCTAATAGTGTATACAGAATAAGTTTAGCTAGTACTCCTAAATCTAATCTAAGTGGTGCTAGTTTTGTTAACGTATCTCCTAATCCTATTGGTACAATAAATAATGTAACAAGTAATTCTTTTACTTTTGACTATGATACTAGTGTCTATTCAGGACAGTTTAACTTAGCTAATAATAGGGTATATACTGTTAATATAGGTGAAGACTTCGATAGACTAATGATGACTAGTGATTTAACTATAAAAGATCTTGATTTAGGTATAACTACTATTAGAGCTAGAAATAAAAGTATTATGGGTAGAACTAGTCCTACTGTAACAAAAAGTATTGCAGTATCTTATATACCAATTCAAAGAGTTACTAACCTAGAAGTGCTAGAATCTTTATATAGAGAACAAACAGGAGGTGTTGCTGTAAGAAGCACTGTGCAGTTTACTCATATAACAAATCAAGATGTTACTGACTATGAGATATCGTATAAATTAGATAGTGTATTTGCTGTAGGAGATGATGATGGTGGCACAGACTTAACTTCTTATAATACCGTTAAAGTACCTGCTACAGGAGTTGATGCTGACGGTAAAATAAGATTTACAGTTAATAATGTAAACAGAGGTCAAGTATCAGGCACAAATGCAATTAATTTTAGAATAACGCCTTTAAACAAGAGTATACGTGGTTCTACAGCTTATATAAGTAAGACTGTTATAGGTAAAACTGCCAAACCACAGCCTATATCTTCTTTTACCGCAGGGCAACAAGGTGAACAGCTTACTTTATTCTGGCAGTACGCCAGAGTGAATGGCGAACTAGCAGATATTGACTTAAAAGAAGTTGTATTTAGAAGAGCCCCAGGTAGTGTTGCTTATACTACTGAAAATTATATTGGTTCTGATCCCTTTGTTATAGTTTCTGCAGGCTCTGTGAGAAAATCTATACCTATTGATACTTTTGGAACATATACTTACTTAGCAAGAACTAGAGATACTAGCGGTAACTTTAGTGAAGAAGTTACTGGGATAACTTTAACTACTACAAAACCTCAAAGATCTTCTACTGTTGCTGCATATAGCGAGGATTCTCCTAGTACGCAATTTGCCTCTATACCGAATAATAACGCTGCAGAGTATAATTTTCCCTCATTTGCTAACTCAAATACAGGAGGTATAGCATATGCTTATACTTCTGCTGTAGATAATGCTAATGGAAGTTCTACGGGTTTTAGTGCTACGGGTAGTTTAAGTGACTTACTTGCTACTGAAAGTGCAGAATATGTAACTCAGATTAGAGATTTTGGTTCTCAAGTTATTGGTTCTATACAGATTGACATTGAAGCTACACAAGAAATACAAAGTACTTATAATGACCAGCATGAAGTATACTTAGAAAGTGTATCTGAAGCTTCTACTGTAACAAGTACCTTAGTAGATGTAGACTTTGGAGGTATAGGTCATATTTTAGGATTTGCCAATGCAGCTGTAGTAAATGGTAGATATGACTCACCTAATAAAACATGGATGACGGGTGGAGCAGCAGGAAATGTTTGGGGCATATGGAATCAGGGTCAATATGTTGGGGATACCGCTAATGCTAATAGCTATTCACTAATAGCAGGGTTAATAAATGCTAATGCCATAGCTTTAGGAGAGACCTACTATGCTAACGGTAATTCTACAGGATCTAATGCTTTTGCTAATGTAGTTACAGGCAGTGCTACATACAGTTTAGTAAACTTTATACAATATTCTGATACTGCTCAGTTAACTTATGCAGGTGATTTAGGCGCTATATCTACACAAACATTTGTAAGAACTTCATCTTCTACTGACTTATTCTATGCTAATGGTAATGTTGATGTAAGTAAGTTTGATGCATCTTCTACTAATGATGGTTTTATACCTTATGAGACAGGTACTAAAGCTTTTAGGTACTTCCAAATTAAATTTGATGTAAACAATACAAAGCCTGATGAATTTGACTTTACAATTGATAAGTTTAGATATACTATAGATAAAGAACAGACTGTATTCACTGATACTGTACTTTATAGCCAATCACCGCGAGTGCTTAGCTATGCAGATTCGGCGTTTACCACAAGACCTGTAATATCATACGCCGTCCTAGATTCAGTAAATTCAGAACAGAATCCGCCATTAGTAATAACTACAGCAGCTAATACTAATTCTGTATCTTTTAAATTACTTAATTCTCAAGGTTCTGGAGAATATGCTGCTAATAGTAGTGCTAACGTTATGATAACCATAGTAGGAGTATAAACATATGGCTTTAACAGACTCAAATACATATATTGAACCTACAGCGGGTACAGCTCTTAACAGCGCAAGAGGGCAAATTAATAACTCTTTACGTTCTATACTAACTAACTTTAAATCTTCGTCTGCTCCTATAGCAGTTAATTTAAGTGCAAGCGGTGCTAACATAGGTGTACAAGATGGTATGCTGTATAGAAACGATACTAACAAAGCTTTATATATTGCCGACTCTACTAATGTTAAATCAGCCCCTGTAGGTGGTAATTTTACTCGCATAGGTTTGGGTAATAGAGTAGAAAATGGTATAACCGCTCTTACTGCTAATGCGGCTACCTACGAAATAGGTGAGCTTGTAGCGACAGTATCTGCTACTCCTTCTCTAGCAAGTAATTCTAGATTGTACTTAAATATTGCTAATAATAGTAATATGTCCGACTTTATTGATATAGGTATACCTCCAGCCCTATCCGTAGTTAATACTATGATAGCAATAAATGGTGTTACAAGTGATAGAATTACCTTTAGAAATTTTGTAACTAACGGTAACTCAGGAGCTAATGCTCATTTAAAAGTAACTACTACTGTAGGTAATAATACGGCAATAGCACTAGGGACATCTAATACTTCTTCTAATGTCTCATTAGTTAAGTTTGACGGTTCACAGGGTCAAGGTATTAACTCAGGTATAAATATTATGGACCAAACAGGGGTAAATTATGCACCTCTATCTGCTAATATTATATCTCAAGCAACTATACAAGGTACTAATACTTCTGTATCTCCTTTAGTGCCTGCAGGTAGTATAACTATTTGGCCTGGTGCTTCTGCTCCTGCTGGTTGGCTATTTGCTGACGGTTCTATTATTAGTAGAACTACTTATGCTGCTTTATTTGCAATTTGCGGTACTACTTATGGTGCTGGTAATGGTTCTACTACCTTTACACTACCTGACTTTAGTAATAAAACTGCGGTAGGTGTGGGTTCTAACATTGCTAGAGGTGCTAAAGCTGGTGCTTTACCTTCTGGAGGAGCAATTACTACAGGCTCTGTAAGTACTGGTGTAAATCTTAGTTTCGGTACAGCTAGTACAGGTGTTAAAGATGCAGGTGGTCTAGCTGTAGCAACTTCGATAAATGATCCAGGCCACACACATGGCCTTGTTTTGCCATTTTTAGGCATACATTATATAATAAAAACATAGGGAAAAAATATGAAATATTATAAAGTAAATATAGATGAGATGTATCAAGAAAAGGTATTCTTTGAATATAGAGAAATAACAGAAGAAACTAAAGGCCCTTTAGTAAGCAGAGCATTTAATTTAGATGCTTTAAGTAACTTAGAGCCTAAGTTTATGGAATTAGTAGCTGGTCCTATAATCGGCATATACTATGAAGCCAGAGGTACTAATGAACATAGAGAAACTATTTGGTTGGACAAAAGAGATACTATTTCTGATGAAGATGCAGAATGGTTAGTGGCAGCTTGTGTAAGAGCCTGTATAGATAACGAGTGGGATGATTTACTTAAGCCGCCTACTGTAGACGAGCAAGTAGAAGACTTTATCAAAGAATTCTTTGATAATGAAGAAGATGAAAAGCCTTTAGAACAAAAAGATTTTTTAGCTGAGTTTTTTGCTGATTTAGAAAATGAAGAAGATAAATAAAATTAAGTAAGGAGCTAGAATGGCTTTAACACGCGTAACATCATCAGTACTAGACGCTAATGCCGTTTCTGCACAGAAATTGGCTAATTCTTCTATAATTAGTAGGCACTTAGGTGATGCTGTAGTTTTATTACGTCACCTAGCGCCAGAAGCTAATCTAATTTCTGCTATTGCTGGAGTAACTACTAATACCAACTTACTTCAAACTAATGTTAATGTAGTACAAACTAATGTAGCTGCAGCTATACTAACAGCTGCAGCTAATGATTTAGCAACTTATACTATTATTACCGCTAATGTTAATGTAGTACAAAATAATGTAGCAGCTATCACAAGCGGTGCTACTGCTTTTACTGGTGAAGTAACTCTTAACGATGATTTAATAGTACAAGGCAATCTAACAGTTCATGGTGACAGTATTACTTCTAATAGTATAAACCAGATTATTAATGACCGAATTGTTATGCTAGCTAATAATGTAACCGGCACCCCTACAGCTGATGTAGGCTTCTTATTTAATAGAGGTAATCAAGGTAACGCAGCTATATACTATGATGAGGGAGAAAGGCAATTTACTCTTGCTGATACTCGTGACCCTGCTACTAATGTAAGTATACACCCTATAACTTATAGTAATTTAAAAGTAGGTATTGTGGAAGCTGCAGCCATAACTTCTACTGCTTATACTTATGGCGGTACGGATTTAACTACTTTTATAAACACTAGAGCGGCTGCCGTAGCAAATGCTAATGACTTTATAACTTATACGCGACTTACTGCTAATGTTAATGCTGTACAAGGTAATCTAACAACTTCTATGAATCAGGCTACAGCTAACACTAATTTAGTACAAGATAACGTAGCTGCTTTAACTAGTGGAGCGGTACTTCTAATACCCTTTACTAATACAAATGTATCTACTTCGTCCTCTAATGTATACTTTATAGGTAAAAATGTGGCTAACTACGCTAATATAGTAAGTGTAACAGTAGATGGTATATATCAAGCTCCTGTTATAAATTACGTAGGCAACTTTTCTAACAACACGGTACAATTTACTGATGCTGCACTACCTGCAGGCTTAACCGTAACTATTACCTCGTTAACTTAATGAGAAAATATAGACAAATAACTACAGAGCTAACTTTTAGATGTAATGCAGCTTGCCCTGCTTGTCATAGGCAAAAACCTTTACGTATAAATTTAAATGATAAAAGACATACCATAACCTTAGACGAGTTTAAAAAGCTATTTT